CAATGAATTTATTCTTGAGGATGTTCAGGGTGAATTTGATATTTCCAATTCAAAACCACTTTATTTTGATAGTAATGATCCTGTTGTTGGATTTGGAACTACAACAATTAATGGATTACTTAATGGTGGAAATGGAGCTTCGGTAAATATAACTTCTCTTGATACTGTTAATGATGGTCTTCATATTAGAGTAAGACATAAAAATCATGGAATGCATTCTCCGGCAAATAAAGTTATAATCTCTGGAGTAGAACCAGATAGTCCATTAGCAAGAACTGCAGCAACTTTATCATTTGACTCTACTGACGATATTCCCTTAACTGTTGATGATATATCAATTTTTGAGCAATTTGAAAATATTGGTGTAAGCACCGATAATCCGGGTTATATAAGTATAGGTAATGAAATCATATCCTACACAGGAGTTTCTGGAAATTCACTTACAGGAATTACTAGAAACGTAACTGGTTCTTCTCCCGAAGAGTATACTCCAGCAGTGGTGTTTGAGCAACCTATTGGTAAAGAAGTACGTAAGTACGAATATAATGGTATTTCTCTAAGAAGAATTAATAAAGTACACTTCTTACAAGACGCTACTGTAGAAAATCCAATTGATCTTGATAGTTACACTATTAAGATTGATACATCAACTGATGGTGTTGATAGAAGTGTTAATTCTCCATATCCAAAACTGTTCTTTAATGAAACTAAGAATGGTGGTGGAGAAAAGATTTATGGATCCAAAAACATCAGTTATGAGCTAATTCACCCAATGATTGGCAATTTGATTCTTCCAGACACTAATTTAACAGCTACCATTAGAACTACAACAGGAACTAGCATTGATGGAAATGAAGAATCATTTAGAAATGCTGGAACTCAACCACTTACATTAAATGAAGATAATTATTTTGATTCTCCTAGAATTATAGCATCAAGAACAAACGAGCTCGCATTTGCTGATCAACTTCCTGGAAACAAATCCATGGAAATTACATTAAATCTTTCAACATCACAGAGAACAGTCAGTCCATTTATTGACTTGGATCGTCTTGCTGCTATCTTTGTATCTAACAGAGTAAATGCTCCAGTTTCTAATTATATTACAGATTCTAGAGTGACTACTATTCAAGATGATCCAACTGCTTTCACATATCACACAAAACCAATTGAACTAGAATTTGAAGCAACTTCTATAAGAGTTATTGTGTCTGCTCATGTCAATCAATATACTGACGTTAGAGCTTTCTACTCTATTATGAAATCTCCTAATGAAGAACCTATTTACTACCCATTCCCAGGATATAGAAATAGAATATCATCTGGACAAGTAATTGATGTTTCCCTAAATGACGGAACACCAGATAAATTATACAATAATAATTCTTCTCTTGGATATGTATCTGGAGATCTCAGTTTTATTGATTTGGAGTTCAATGTTGATAATCTCGAACCATTTAACTTCTTCTCAATTAAACTGTTAGGAACATCAACGAATCAAGCATTCCCACCAAGATTTAGAGATTTAAGAGTTATTGGATTGGCATAATATGGATAAAATAAAAGTTGAGAACGAATCACACCTCTATAGAGATGCAAAAACAAATGCTATAGTTAATACTAGTATAACAGAATATCAAAATTATGTACAAACTAGAAAAGTTAAAGAAAAGGAGGTTAAAAGAATTGAAGGTATTGAAAATGAATTGAATAGTTTAAAGAGTGATATCAATGATATAAAATCTTTACTTATGGAGATTAAAAATGGATCCTGATAAAATAACTTTAAACCAAATTAATAAGATGTTTGAATATGAAAAACTATCTAGAGATATAGATAGTATAGAAGATATTGAGACTTTAAGAAATTTAGCGAAGTCTTACATTAAATTATACTTTAGACAACAAGAAGTTTTAACCGAACTATAATGGCACAACCATCAACAAGACAAGAACTGATTGATTACTGTCTGAGGAAACTTGGTGCTCCAGTTTTGGAGATAAACGTTGCTGAAGAGCAAATAGATGATCTTGTTGATGATGCCATACAATATTTCCAAGAACGTCATTATGACGGTGTTTACCAAACATTTTTAAAATATCAAATTACTCAAGATGATATTAATAGAGGAAGAGCAAAAGGATTAAATGGAGTTGGAGTGGCAGTGACTTCAATTTCATCGGTTGGAGTTGGAGCTACATTTAATTATTATGAGAATAGTAATTATATTGAAGTTCCAAATCATGTGATTGGAGTAAATAAGATCTTTGCTTTTGAAGGATCCAATTCTATTTCAAGTGGGATGTTTAGTATTAAGTATCAATTATTCTTAAATGATATTTACTACTGGGGTTCAACAGAACTTTTGACTTATGCTATGACGAAAACGTATCTTGAAGATATTGATTTCTTACTTACTACTCAGAAGCAAATTAGATTTAATAAGAGGCAAGATAGATTATATTTGGATATTGATTGGTCAACAATGACAGCTGGAAAATATTTGGTGATTGATTGCCATAGAATGTTAGATCCAAATCAATATTCTCAGGTCTGGAACGATTCTTTTGTTAAAAAATATTTAACTTCGCTAATTAAACGTCAATGGGGACAGAATTTAATTAAGTTCCAAGGTGTAAAACTTCCTGGTGGTGTAGAGTTTAATGGAAGACAACTCTATGATGATGCCCAAAGAGAAATTGATATGTTAATGGAAGAAATGTCTTCTACTTATGAACTTCCACCACTAGACATGATAGGGTAGTAAAAAATGTTAAATCCATTTTTTCTTCAAGGATCTAAAGGTGAACAAGATCTAGTACAGGATCTTATCAATGAGCAACTTAGGATGTATGGAATTGAAGTTTATTATATTCCGAGAGAATATATTACAGAAAAATCTGTAATTAAAGAAGTTATACAATCAGAATTTACTAGTGCTTATCCGATTGAAGCATATTTAGATACTTATGATGGATATGGTGGACAAGGAACAATATTGTCAAAATTTGGTATAGAAGATGTTGATGATGTAACTTTAATTATTTCAAGGGAAAGATATGAAACTTACATATCTCCATTAATTAGAGATATACCAAATATAAAACTTTCTTCAAGACCTAAAGAAGGTGATTTAATTTATTTCCCATTAGGAGATAGAATTTTTGAAATCAAGTATGTTGAGCATGAAAAACCATTTTATCAACTGAAAAAAACTTATGTTTATGAATTGAGATGTGAACTGTTCAGGTTCCAAGACGAAGTAATTGATACTGCTCTTGATTTTATTGATGATAATACATCAGATATTGGTTATATTCAGACTTTACAAATGGTTGGTGCCGCAGCAACTGCTAGTGCTTCTGCCACAATTAGAAATGGTGCCGTAAGATTAGTTACTATTACAAATAGAGGAAGAGGATATTCCTCTGCTCCAAGAGTAGCATTCTCATCTGCTCCTATTGGCGGTTTAACTGCCGTTGGAGTAGCTACAATGATTGGCAATATTGTTGATTTTTGTAATGTTGGAGATAGTGATTCACTAAGAGTTCAAGGAGTAAACATCGTAAACTCTGGATATGGATATACTGTAGCTCCAAGTATAGCATTTTTTGGAGATGGAGTTGGAACAGCAGCAACTACATATATTGGAGATGGTGTAGTTGGGTTAATTAACGTTACTAATGGTGGTGGTGGATATGCTACTCCACCAACAGTTACTATTGATGCTCCTACTGGAGTTGGAGTGACAATAAGAGCGACTGCTATATCCGCTATCAATACCGCAGGTGTAGTTACTGCGATTTATATTACGAATGGTGGTTTGGGATACGATTCCACCCCAACAGTAACAATAAGTTCTCCAATATCAGATTCTGGAAGTGGTTCATATCAATATAATGAGATAGTAACTGGATCAACTAGTGGTGTAACGGCAAGAGTAAAGTCTTGGAATATCGTTACTAATGTATTAGAAGTATCAAATTTAAGTGGATCTTTTGCTCCAGGAGAAACTATAGTTGGTTCAGCTTCTAGTGCTTCTTATGATCTAAGATTGCCGTATTCGGATAATCTCGCAGACGCAGGAGATTCTCATAATAAATATGGTAAGTATGAAGATAACTTTAATATTGAAACGGAAGCCGATCAAATAATTGACTTCTCAGAAAAAAATCCATTTGGAACACCGTAGAGGAATAGTAAATGTTTGAATATTTTTATCACGAAATTTTAAGAAGGACTATCATTGGATTTGGTACTCTTTTTAATAATATAAAGATCAAAAGCACCAATTCGTCCGGAGACGTTATA